ACCGATGTCGAGCATTAGCTGCTGCAAGCTCTGGCTAAAAGCGAACAGCCCGACACGCTGGTGGTAGTCGTTCGCGTCCTCGCCCACCTTATCCGACATCCATGTCGGCCACCCTATGCTAGCGGCCGCGGCCTGTCCTGTGCCGCTAGCGTCATTGTCTGCCACCACCAAACCAGGCTCAAGGCCTTCGGCCACGCGCGCCATATTGCCGGCCGAAAAACAGACATGAATTGTGTACCTAGTTTTTAATTGTTTGAGCGCAGCGCGAATGCTTAAGGCCGTTGCGTATCCCTCGCAAACGATATTGATACCGCGGTTGTCAAACTTGAACACCGCTCCGGCCGTGCGCTGGCCGTATAGAAACTTCTTCGTGCCGTCTTCCCATATCTGCTGCAACCCCACCAAGCTACCGCCGCAGCGCATGGGTATGAGCAACACAGGCTTGCCCTCTATCTGCAACACGATACCCTGCTCATCGGGGAAACCCTTGCGCTCGAGGTACGCATGTCGCTGGTTACCGGACGAATTCAGCATGGCGACAGCCTTGCCTACCGCGGCGGTTGCAAGCTTCTTCCTCTGCTGCTCGGCCTTGGCTTGGTCAATGATGATGGCGCGCATGTCAAAGCTGGTAGTCCCCTCCGCTTTCCACAAGCTGACCACCGTGCTGAGTGCATGGTTCTGGCAAAAGCCGTGGGTCCCGAGATACTTCACCGCACCGTTGCGCTTTCGCGGATGGTCTTCGGTTGGATACCGTTGCCATACGCCGATCGGCGGCAGGTGGTCAATGATGATGCCGTGACTACGTGCAAATTGAATAAAGTCCATGCTCAGATTCTCCCCACCGAGCGCTTCCAGGCGCGTAGTTTTTTGTCGATAAACCGCATCGTTTCTAATGATGGTTCCTGTGGCCTGTTGTCTGCCAAGCTGCGCGGCCACACGCCAAACTTATCTCTGTACGTGTGCGCCGCCCTGCCTTTGCTCCAGCCTTCGTACTTGATCAGGTACTGCATCTGGTTCCAGAAGTCCTGCTTGCTCTCCCTCGGGGCAACGTCCACAAGCTCAACCATTTCACCCTGGACGGCGAATGTTTTGTTCTTACGCTCACGGACATGGCCGCAGTTGTAGCAAGTGTCAGAGTGTGGAACCCACAACGCTGCACACTTCGGGCATTTGCTCTCGGCCTTGACCTTGTCACTCGGTTCCTTCTTGGCCTTCTCTTTGCCCTCATCAAGCGCGTCAACGCCTTGCTCGAAGACCTCATCCCAATCGTCACGGAACCTCAGATAGTTGCCGCTGTGATCCAACCACACCGCGAACTCTTTACCCTCGTACCCGCGCATCACGCGCCCCATCTGCTGGATGTGCGACGATAAGCTCTTGCTGAACGGCCGCGCGGATACGCCTATCTGTACGTCCGGTACATCAAATCCCTTGGTCAATATGTCGGTCGCCACCAACCCCACGATCTTGGTGTCGGGCTTGCTGAAGTCCTCAATCACCTGTTTCTTCCACTCTTCATCGTCCTTGTAGCTGATGCAGATGAAGTTGTATCCCTCGGTCTGAAACTTTCTAGCCAGATGTGTGCCGTGATCCACGCCGGACGCAAAGACAATCGTCTTCACAGGCTTGCCAAAAATCTGATGCGTCTTGGCTATCCACTCGCTGACTACATCGCCGGTGATCTTCATCCCTCGAGTGCTGGCTTCCTGCTGACTCCATTCGCCGGCCACCTTCTTGGCTCCGGTCATGTCAATTTCCTTGGCAATGAACACGCGCAGCGGAACTAGTATCTTGTCGTCGACTAGCTGCTTGGTGGTCACGGTGCTGACCACGTTGTCATACACCTTGCCGAGTCCCTTGGTGAACGGCGTTGCCGTCAACCCGATGACACGCACTTCAGGATTGTTCTTGATGAACTCCATCGTTTGTTCACGGGTCTGGTGCGCTTCGTCCACGATCAACAGATTAAGACCGGGGAAACTACCGCGGCGCTCAAGTGTCTGCGCGCTGCACACCTGAATGTTTTCGTACGGGCGATAGCGCCAATGGCCTGCCTGCATTACGCCATGCTCTATCTTGTACTTCTCTAGTCTCTTGGATGTTTGATCGCACAGAACGATACGATCAAGAAGCATCGCGGCACGGTTGCCCTTCTGCTTGGTGGCGCGCATGAGTTCGATTGCCATCTCTGTCTTGCCTGCGCCTGTCGGAGCGTAGAGTATCTGCGCCCGCTTGCCCTGCGCGAATCCTTGGCGCAAAGCTTCTAACGTCTGCTCCTGATAGGAGCGGAGATTTAATGCCATGTTGTCCCCTTGTCTACCGGCACTAGCTCGCCGGCGTGAGCATGTGTAATTTTATACGTTCACCGATCCATTTCATCACAGGCACGGCCATTGAATTTCCTAATGCTTTGTACCGTGGGCCATCAGGAGAATCTATCGCTTTGCGCCAAGGGATGTTTGTGTAGTTGTCTGCGAATCCTTGCAGCCTTTCACATTCTATTGGTGTCAATCTACGCACGGCAGATGAATAAGCGACCGCATGTTTGTCACCCTTCGTTAACGTCGGCGCTGGCTCTCCTGGGAATCCAACACCAAAGCCGTTGCCCTTGCCGTCCTGCTTGTCACCGCGCTTGCCTGCGAATCGCGTGGCCTGATCATGAATCGGAATAGCTTCGATGATCGGTGTCTGCCCTTCATCTAACGTAGTGTTGATGCCCTTGTGCATACGCTGCGTCAGACAATTCGCTACGGTGTAGGGCTGCTGAACTATGTTGTGCATGGGGGTGCCTGCTCCGCGACTGCGACCAAGGCTTGCCTCAATTGTTCCGGCAACTTCTTTCCTCGCTTCTCTGCTCGGCGCAGGATTCCCTCGCAAGCTTTCTGGCTCAAATAAAACCGCTGCGGCACGTCGCCAGTCTCCAAGGTATCCGACAACGAACACACGACGGCGGCGCTGTGCCACTCCGAAGTACTGAGCGTCAAGCACTCGGTAGGCGAACCCATACCCGATGTCTGCCAACGCCCCGAGGAAGGAACCAAAGTCCCGTCCACCGTTTGAACTGAGGACACCCGGCACGTTTTCCCATACGCACCACTTGGGTCTAAACCTGTCAAGAATTCCGACATAGGTGAGTGCGAGGTTCCCTCTTGGGTCTTCGAGTCCGCGCCGGAGTCCGGCAACGGAAAAAGATTGGCAAGGGGTTCCGCCGACCAGAAGGTCAATTGGCTCAAGGTTCCACTCCTTGTACTTGGTCATGTCCCCATAGTTGCGGACATCAGGGTAGTGATGTGCAAGCACGGCCGATGGGAAAGCTTCGATCTCGGAGAACCCGACAGGCTGCCAACCCAACGAGTGCCACGCTACCGTCGCTGCTTCGATGCCCGAGCAGACAGACAGATACTTCATCCCTCAAGCTTCTTCAGCTTCTTCTGCAACATGGCAACCTGCTTCATCAGTTGTGCGTTCTCTGCCTGGAACTGATCACGGCTGCTCTTCACCGCCTTGAGTTCTATCTCCAGCACCCTGATGTGCGCGCGCAGTTCTTTGATGACAGACTCTGCCTTCTCTTTCTGTATGTCATCCGTACCCGCGGCGTAGGCCACCGTCAATCTGTCAGACAGTTCTTCATTCTCTTTCTGCAAACTATCTACCAACGCGGCCATCTCTTCACGACGGACTTCCTCCTCGCTGTACTCTGCGACAGGATCTTCCTTCGGCGCAACTTCTGCTTTGATGATCTTGCCATCGCGCTTGTAAATCGTTGTCTGCTTGGTGGCACCAAGGTCTTTACGCAAGGAAGAAACAAACGTGTTGCTGACACCACATTGCTTGGCGATCTCTCTGTCAGACCAGTCCTGCCACTCGACATCTTCAAGCATGGCCGTTACCGCCTTGCGCTTATCTGCCGCGGTGCGACGCAAGCCATGGTCAACGTTGGCCGAGAAAGAAAACAGGATGGCATCGCGCAACGTCCCTTCTCTGACATCGCACTTGATCCCCGGCGCGTTACATTTCTTGGCCGCAAAGTACCGGTGGAAACCGTCGGCTAGAAAATACTCGGCACCATCATGAAACACAGTAATAGCTGGAAACTTGGCGCCATCCTTCATGGCGTCCGCATACTCGGCGACAGTTGCCTCATCTATCTTCGCCCGGCTTTGTGTGCCAGCGTTGATGATGATCTTTTCTAAGTTGATATTCATTCGTCTAATCCCCAGAAGATTGCTAACAAGGACAACAGGCCAATCATGATTAACATGCCCATGCCCACCAAGACTCCCGAAAGAAACGGGATATGCAGCATCAAGTCGTACCAAGATTTCATATCAGCAGATACCTCCCAACTGGATTCGACAACGAGTAGTTATCGTCATCGCTCCTGCTCCACTGCGCGGCGTTTGCCAGGTTTGCAGACGGGCAAGAGAAGTTGTGCTTGGCTTCCACCATGGCCAAGTAGTTTTGAAGGATCGGGATGCAAGACTGCTTGCGCTGCGGCAAATGGTGGTAGCCGCCGGGCAACTGGTTGCTTCGATCCATGACATCCGGATCACGGGCTGTAATCATCTGCCCGATCATCGGATCGTCAGACAATATCACACGCCGCCGGCAATGCCTCTTCATCCAAGCCAGCTCCTTCAGGATGATGTGCGCTGGTGGCAGGATGGTCTCGGTCTGCAACTTATCCCCGCCCCGCAGGAACATCGTGCCAACGTCATCCTCGACCGCCCCTGTGCCAGCGTAGCTGCCGATGGCGTAGTAGATCTCGTTGTACCAACCGATCTTGCGGCGCGCCAGCTCCTGTGCCTGTGCCAGATCAGCATCGAAGAACCGCTTACGCATGAACTCAAACCGCATGATCG